TCTGCTCCCGATGCTTTTGTTTCGGGAATTATGGAAGGTAAAGAGTGGGTTTGGGAAGGTGGAATCCTTCGTGAACAACTTGCAGAAAAAACTCAAAGAAGAATCAATACTCTAGTTACTCAGCAAAGACTTGAAGAGCATAAGTTGAATTTATTCAACGATTTCCTTTCAAATCTTTAATTTATAAATAAATATAGATTATAACAAGTAATCAAGAAAACAATGTCCGTTGGTAGAAATTTACAAGAAATGGAAAACGTAGTAACCAAAGGGGCTGCACCTGCTGAGCCAATGCATTCGTCTGGTACTCCAGTTGAAGATCTCGGTGGTCCTACTCCTGAAAATTATCGTCCCGATGACGATTCAGCAAAACTCAATACTCCTGGAGCAACTCTTGCACAAGTAAGAGATGTTGTCAATGCAAAGGCTGCAGCGGCAGAACCAATGCACTCTGCAGTTAAAGAAGAAACTGAGAGTGATGAGGAAGAACTTGTTGAGACTGAGGGTGAGCCTGAGGATGCTGAGGATTTGGAAGGTGGAGAAGAATCCGAAGAGGAAACTGTAGAAGAAGAAATTGATATTGAAGAGGATGTCAATGCTCTTCTGGAAGGTGAAGAACTTTCAGAAGAATTTCAAGAGAAGGCACGCACTATTTTCGAAGCTGCGATTAGATCTAAAGTTTCGGAAATTAAAGCATCTCTTGAAGAAGCTTATGCAGCAACTATTCTAGAGGAAGTTGAAACCATTAAGGAAGAACTTACCGAAAGAATGGATGCATATCTTGAGTATGTTGCCGATGAGTGGATCCAAGAGAACGCTCTCGCAGTTGAGCACGGTCTTAAGACCGAAATGACCGAATCATTCCTACAAGGAATGAAGGGTCTTTTTGAAGATCATTATGTAACAATCCCTGAAGATAGATATGATGTCATCGAGAGCATGGTAGATAAACTTGATGAAATGGAAGAAAAACTCAACGAGCAAATTCAAAGAAATGTTGCTCTTAATCGTAGATTAGCCGAGTCGGTTGCAGATGTAATCTTTGCAGATGTCGCTGAGGGTCTTGCACTTTCTCAGAAGGACAAACTCGCTTCTCTTGCCGAAAATGTTGAGTTTGACAGTGAAGCAGACTATCGTGAGAAGCTAGTAACGTTGAGGGAATCATATTTCCCAACCAACGCTGGTACTCAAAGAAATTACTCAGAGAACCTTTCTGAAGGTGTAGAAAATACACAATCAACTTCAGTTTCTCCATTAATGGAGTCATATGTTCAAACTCTGGGTAGAGTTTCTAAAAAGTGATTTTTAGATTATACAGTTCAAACTAAATTTTCAAAAGAGGTAAAAACAAATGCAAATGTTCAATGCAGAACATCTGCAGGAGAAGTGGGCACCACTCCTTGACTACGAAGGTCTTGATCCTATCAAAGATTCACATCGTAGAATGGTAACTGCCGTTCTCCTGGAGAACCAAGAAAAGTCACTCCGCGAAGAGCGTGAGTTTCTCTACGAAACCCCAACTGTCAACACCAACTCAGGTACTAATGCAGGTTTCTCTGCTGGTGCATCTTCACCTGTTGCTGGTTTCGACCCTGTTCTGATCTCCCTGATCAGACGTGCAATGCCTAACCTGGTCGCTTATGACCTGGCTGGCGTTCAACCAATGAACGGTCCTACTGGACTTATCTTTGCAATGCGTTCACGCTACAGCAGCCAAGGTGGTGCTGAAGCTCTGTTCAACGAAGCAAATACAGCATTCTCTTCTCAGAATAATACGAATGCTAACCTGACTGATGGATTCTCTGATGGAACCGTTGGTTTCGGTACTACTGGCGGTACGGGTCTTACCAGTGCTACCAACCCTGCTGCTCTGAACCCAGAAGGTTCTCAGACTGCTACTACATATCCTGTTGGTCAGGGTATGCGTACAGACGACGCAGAAGCACTTGGTGATGCCTCTGGCAACCACTTTAACGAGATGGCATTCTCGATCGAGAAAGTCACCGTTACTGCAAAGTCACGTGCTCTGAAAGCTGAGTACTCACTCGAACTCGCTCAGGACCTGAAGGCAATTCATGGTCTGAATGCTGAGGCTGAACTCGCCAACATTCTCTCCACTGAGATTCTGGCTGAGATCAACCGCGAAGTCATCAGAACCATCTACAAGGTTGCTGAGTCGGGTGCACAAACCAACGTTGCTACCGCTGGTGCATTTGACCTCGACGTTGACTCCAACGGTCGTTGGTCTGTTGAGAAGTTCAAGGGTCTTATTTTCCAAATCGAGCGCGATGCCAACGCAATCGCACAAAGAACTCGTAGAGGAAAGGGCAACATGATCCTCTGCTCCGCAGACGTTGCCTCCGCTCTGACCATGGCTGGTGTACTCGACTACACCCCTGCCCTCAACGCTAACCTGAACGTTGATGACACTGGCAACACCTTCGCTGGTGTTCTTGCTGGTAAGTTCCGCGTTTATATTGATCCATATGCTGCAAACCTTGCTGCTGATCAATACTACGTTGTTGGTTATAAGGGTTCTTCACCTTATGACGCAGGTCTCTTCTATTGCCCATACGTTCCTCTCCAAATGGTTCGTGCCGTTGGTCAGGACACCTTCCAGCCCAAGATTGGCTTCAAGACCAGATATGGTATTGTTGCTAACCCATTCGCTGAAGGCGCTAATGTTGGTAACGGTCTTCTCACCTCCAACGCAAACCGCTACTACAGAAGAGTTAAGGTTCAAAACCTCATGTGATTCATTTCACAGTTGTTTAAGATGGGGGGGTGCCGAAAGGCACCCTTTTTTTATCTAAATAAAAATAAGACTTAAGTATAAAAATGAAGCCATCACCAAAACAAATTAAAGAAGCTCATCAAAACTACGAAAAAGTTATTGAGCACCTAATTTCTGAAGGTTATGCAGAAGATAAAGATGCTGCCGATAATATCATAAAGGGTATGAGTGAAGAATGGTTTAACCTTATTGTAAAATAAAAAATGGCATCCGCTTTCGGTAAGCAAATACAAAATAGAAATTTTCTTTCACCAGTTGGTTTTCAATTTAGTTTAACAAAAGAACCAAAAGTAACTTTCTTTTGTACCAGTGCAAGAATTCCTGAAATATCTTTACAACTAACGGTTCAACCAAGTTATTTGAAAGATCTAGATATACCTGGAGAGAAAATATCTTATGGTGATTTAAATTTAAGATTCTTAGTTGATGAAGACATGTCTAACTACATGGCAATTCATAACTGGATAACAGGTCTTGGATATCCAGAAACAACTGAAAATTTTAAGAATTTAATTACAGGTGATGACGGATTACCTGATATGGAAGAGCAGTTTAGTGATGGTAGTTTAACTATTCTAAACAGTAACTATAGAGCGAATACTATAGTCAAATTCCAAAACTTATTTCCATATTCATTAACTTCACTTGAATTTGACACTTCAGCAACTGACATACAATACTTTACAGCAGACGTATCTTTCAAGTATACTATATACACAATTGTTGATTCTGACGGAAGAACACGCTTATGAACCTTGATGAAATTCAGGAGATGTGGCAGAGAGATTCTGTCATTGACCCTGATAATTTACATGATGAATCTTTAAAAATTCCTCAACTACACGCCAAGTATTATACTCTTTACAATACCATCACTTTACTTCGTGAGAAAGCAAGAGAAACTCATAGCAAAGTAAAGTTGGAGCGTTATAACTACTACACCGGAAAGGCAGACCCAGAGGTTTACGAAGAAGAACCTTTCCCATACAAGGTTAGAGACAAAGACGCCATACAGAGGCATATGGACGCCGATGAGAGACTGAACAAGATAGACCTCAAGATTCGATACTATGACATTATGCTCAAGTTCTTAGAAGAGATTATCAAAACTGTCTCTAATAGAACATTTCAAATCAAAAATGCCATAGAGTGGCATCGGTTCCAAGCGGGGTTTAACTAAATAAAAATAAAAAGTTAAATGAAAACTTTTAGAGAGTTTGTAGAAACTTGTGAAGGATACGTTCCTCTTCGCACATCTGACCAACCATATGATGACGAAGGATTTCCAACAAGAACTAGAAGTTGGTCTAAAAAAATGACT